ATCTGCATGGGTGCTACACGCTGCTGATGAATGAGCTCGAAAAAGTTTCGTTCGACCCGGCGCGTGATTTGCTGATCTCGGTTGGAGACCTTGTTGACCGCGGCGCGGAAAACGTCGAGTGCCTGGAGCTGATTACTATGCCGTGGTTCCGGGCTGTGCGCGGAAACCATGAGCAGATGATGATTGATGGCTTGTCGGAGTATGGGAACGTTAATCATTGGCTGGTAAATGGTGGCGGTTGGTTCTTCAATCTCGACTATGACAAAGAGGTGCTGGCTAAGGCTCTGGTTCACAAAGCAGCTGAGCTGCCACTCGTCATCGAGCTGGTTACCGCTGAACGTAAAATCGTTATCTGCCACGCTGACTACCCCCACAACGAATATGAATTCGATAAGCCTGTCCCGAAAGATATGGTCATCTGGAATCGTGAGCGGGTTAGCGATGCTCAGGACGGCATTGTCACGGCAATAGCCGGTGCTGATCTGTTTATCTTTGGACACACCCCAGCGCACCAGCCCCTGAAATATGCCAACCAGATGTACATCGACACCGGTGCCGTGTTCTGCGGAAAACTCACGCTGGTACAGGTCCAAGGTGGTGCCCATGCGTAAACCATCCCGCCGTAAGTGCAAAGTATGCGGCGAATACTTCGTGCCGAAATTCCACGATATCCGGATCCGTTGGTGCTGCCCGGAACACGGCGCAATCCTCGCAATGGAAGAATGCGAGAAGGAGAAGGTGAAAGCCGCCGCTAAGCGAATCAAGGAGCAGAAAGAGGCAGAGAAGGCCGGGCGCAAACGCCGCAAGGAACGCCTGGCAGAGCTACGGCCTGCCGGTTACTACAAAGCCCAGGCTCAGCAGGCTTTCAACGCCTTCATCCGTGCGCGCGATGCCGATTTGCCATGCATCAGCTGCGGCGAGACCAACCCGCCTGATCTGCACGGCGGCCAATGGGACTGCGGCCACTTCAAAACGGTCGGCGCTAACCCTGAACTGCGCTTTGAAGAGCGCAATGCCCATAAGCAGTGCAAATCCTGTAATGCCGGGGCCGGGAAGTACACCGCTAAAGAGGCGACCGTGGCGCAGCACTACGAAGCTGGCTTGGTCGCTCGTTACGGTTAGGGATACGTCGACTGGCTCAACGGCCCACACGAAATGACCAACTACCGCCGTGAAGACTTCATCCGGATCAGGGATGAGTACCGCGCCAAACTCAAAGCACTGAAACAGCAGGAGGCAGCATGAGCACAGAAACCGAAATTGAACTGGGCAAGGTTGTCGCGTTCCCGACGAAGAATAACGACATACAGGACGGGCTGGTTATTCAGCGCGAAGGGAAGAAGGTTATGTGCCTGCACTCCACTGTTTGGGTGAACGAAAAAGACCGGACCTTACGCTGCCGGAAGTGCGAAACGTTGATCGAGCCTTTTGACTTTCTTATGACGCTCTGCGACCAGGAGTCTCGCTACATGGAGAACGTGAAATATCTCCGCCGGGAAGAAAAGCAGCGCCGTCAGAATATAGAGAAGCTCATTCAGATTGAGAAGAACGCCAAATCCCGCATACGCCGCGCCGGGGATAAGTCACCACTTCCTCTCTGGCAGAACGAGAGGGTGGACGAATGACACGTGACCAGATTATCCGGTACCAGGCTGAAAGCGTTAAGCGCGCCAGCATGCCACCAGTAGCAAAGCACAGCCAGACCAAAACCAACCAGCCACAGAAGGAAGCCGCATGAACAGTCAGCAACTGGAATACGTACGTCAGCAGCTCATTGTGGCTACCGCAGATATGAGCGGGGTGACGAAAGGGCAGCTGGTAGCTTTCGCCGAGAACGCGCAATTCACCGCGACGGCGCGCAGCCGGGGCCGGAAGAAAGTATTCGACAAGGATAAGAAGCGCATGATCAACCCGGACGGTCCGCCGATGAGTGGCAGCCAGTCACGCGCCAAGGGATCGTCAATCGCGCTGGTGGGTCCGGTAGAGTTCGTGACCGCATCCTGGCGCCGCGCCGTCCTGTCGCTTGAAGACCACCAGAAAGCTTGGCTGCTGTGGAACTACAGCGAGAATACCCGCTTCGAATACCAGGTGGCGATCACTCAGTGGGCCTGGGCAGAGTTCAGTGAACAGCTCGGCGCGAAAAAGGTGGCCGGGAAGACAATGGGGCGCCTGAAGCAACTTATCTGGCTGGCGGCGCAGGACGTGAAAGCGGAGCTGGCAGGGCGTGAGACTTACGAATACCAGAAGATGGCAGAACTGGTCGGTGTAACGCCAAAGAACTGGTCAGAGACCTTTACAGACCGCTGGGTTAAGATGCGCCGCATCTTCCTGCACTTGGACAGCGGAGCTTTGTTGCAGGTAACGCGATCACGTTCACAACAAAAGGCGACAAATTTCGACAGAAGTCTTGCAAAACTGGATTGAAACGCATATATTTCATGTAAATCTGATATCGTCGCCATAGCTTCGATTGTCGACACACAAAGAATTCAAGCCCGAGGTTAACGCCTTGGGCTTTTTTATTTGCGGTACGCCGCACACAGAACCAACTACCTGGGACCATTCGGCCAACGAGCCGACATTGCCTTACCCCCATATTGCCCGCCTGTCGCGGGCTTTTTTATTTCAGGCTCCGGGAACCATCCTCGACATGCCTTCTTGTTAAATCGTCCCGAGGGCCTGACCCATTACACACAGCTCCCGCCAATACGCGAGGAGAAAGAGATGATCCGATATATGCCTGACAAAATCGCATCCGCAGTCTCGTATTGCGTGTCTGGCAGTCTTATTTGTGGAGGCGGCATTTTGCAATGGTTGCACGACCTCGACTGGAACAAGGTTGCAGTGATTGGCGGTTTTCTTATCGGTATAGCCACTTACCTAACCAACCTCTACTTCAAAAGACGCCAGACCAAGGCATACGAGAAGGCCCTCAAGAAGGGCTACATCACCGCTCCACCACAGGATAATTAACATGGCATCGACAAGAGCAAAACTCAGCGCCGCCATACTATCCCTGATCGCCGCTGGAGCATCAGCGCCTGTACTGTTCGACCAGTTCATCAGTGAGAAAGAAGGCAACGCTCTTGTGGCCGTCATGGATCCTGGTGGCGTCTGGTCGCTCTGCCATGGCGTGACAGTTATTGACGGCAGGCGTGTCGTGAAGGGCATGACCGCCACCGAGGCGCAATGCAAGAAGGTGAACGCCATTGAGCGTGATAAAGCGCTTGCCTGGGTCGACCGGAATATCAAGGTTCCACTGACCGCGCCGCAGAAAGTTGGCATCGCATCGTTCTGTCCGTACAACATCGGTCCCGGGAAATGCTATCCATCCACCTTTTACCAGCGAATCAACGCCGGTGACCGTAAAGGGGCCTGTGAGGCTATCCGCTGGTGGATTAAAGACGGCGGACGTGATTGTCGCCTGACCAAAGGCCAGAAAAATGGCTGTTACGGTCAGGTTGAGCGTCGTGATCAGGAAAGTGCTCTGGCGTGCTGGGGGATAGATCAGTGAGCCGCCTTACCGCCATTGTCGCCGCAGTGGTGGCGTGCCTGATTGTCTGCCTTACCTGGCTGGCAATGCATTACCACAACGCCGCCAGTAAGCAACAGACACGCGCAGAAACCGCAGAGCAACAGATTAACGCCGCTGAAACTGTGGCATCTAACGTCCTGACCACCATGACCATCTTCAACACTATCTCCGAGGCCAATCAGCATGCAAAAGAGCAGATCGCACTGGACGCATCGGGAGCCTCGGCAGATATCAAGGTTGCTGTTGCGAACGATGATTGTGCTCGTCGCCCTGTTCCTGATGGCGCAGTTAAGCGGCTGCAACAATACGCGGACAGTTTACATCAAGGTGCCGGTAGTGCCGCTCCCGGTAAACCTGACAGCTGAGACGCCTTACCCGGCAATCCCGGATCCGATGTCATGGGGCCAAAGCCTCGACCTTAACGTCAGCCTGCTTTCCGCGCTCGGGCAGTGCAACCGCGACAAGGCAGACATCCGGGAAGCAGAGAAGAAACGAGCCTCGCAATAGCGGGGCTTTTTTGTATCCGTATTTCACCGCGCACCGCAGCGCATTCAAACCACGTCGAACCATACCCTTTGAAATGAGCCTTTGGGGAAGTCAGTTAGTGCTGGCGAGCCTCGACGGGCTGATTTCCTATGCGGCAAAGGTTCATCTCAAAGAAAGGTAAACGCTATGAATAATCCGTCAGTTATTCCGGCCTTCGACTTCCGCGAAATGGTCACGACCCTCGACAACAAGATAATCACCACATCACTCAAGGTGGCGGATTACTTTGGCAAGCGACACAAAGACGTTTTGCGTGCCATACGTAACCTGAAATGCTCCGATGACTTCACCCAGCGCAATTTTGCGCCCATTGATTTCATTGATAAAAATGGCGATGTTCAGCCTATGTATAACATCACCCGCGACGGATGCATGATGCTCGTGATGGGGTTCACTGGCAAAACAGCTGCCGCAGTAAAGGAGTGTTACATCAATGCCTTTAACTGGATGGCCGAGCAGCTAAACCGACGCATGGCGATGGGTGAAGAAATGCAGCACCGCTACGCCATTAAAGAAACGCGCTCAAAGCTGAAAGGCACGATCGGCAGCCGGTTAATGAACGAGAGGAAGAAAGAGAAGCGCGTCCTTGAGCTCGAACATGAGCACATCATGCAGGTAACGCAGCCGGAATTACTTATTGGCTGATCGCGTCATTACAGAAGCTCTTCACTGAGGGGCTTCGATAATGATCTGTGTAACCCCGCAAGGATGGTGATCACATCTTGCTGACGGGTAAGCCGTAAGTGGCTAAGCACTTCTGAGAAGCAGGGCAACAGCTGCGACAAGGCAAAGAGGTAATCATGTCAGACATCTACCAAATCACCCTAACCACCCAAACAGGCGAAACCTTCACAGGAAAGATGTCACGACGTCAGCCTGAGCTGGTTAACGGCTTTGTGCCGCTGGCGACGGAAACGGGGCAGTGGCTGTATTTTGCCCCTGCCGATGTGAAGCGCGTGCAGTTCACGCCAGTACCAACAGAGGAGGCACCGGCAGAAACTGAGGAGTCAGCATCATGAAGAGCTCATTTATCCCGGAGTTAGCACAACAGACTTACTTTGTGTTCTATCCTTGGGCGGTTACTTTCTTTTTTTGTATGTAAGCTTTCTCTTTCAAATGCTCCAGTGCAGGTTTGATGCTACTCAGCCAGCCGTCATTGGTCGTATCGACATTGTGAATAAACACGTTTGCCGCCCCTCTCTCCAACAACCCTCTTGCTGAAACTTTTTCGTGGAGTAAGACGAGTGTTGGTTTTTTTAATGTTAGAGCGATAGCTGTTTCTATCTGATTCCATTCCGTAGGTAGAATAATGCCATTAGCGTCATTACCTTTGATGGAGCCTGTGTCGATGAATATTTGTGGTAGGGCAAATATGATCACACAATCACACCGAGTCATAAGTTCAACGATATCTTCAAAAGGTGTTTGCAAACATGGCTGGCTGATTCCAATAGTGTTTCCGTACATCATTAAGTCTGGAAGCATGTCGTCAAACTTACTCAGCGCTGGTCTTAAATGCTCCGGCAACCAATTGGGTCTTGAGATGAAAACATCCATCAAATCTTGTTCTTTGCTCATGGCCTTCCTCCAGCATTAAAACTTCATTTACTCACAACAATTAGAAAGACGACTGGGGTGAGTTACTCAAAATTTTACAACATTATTATTCTTAATTAGAACAAAGGATAGAGGGTGTTATGGCAAAACCCGACTGGGAGGCCATCGAAACGGCGTACCGGGCCGGAGTGATGTCCCTCCGAGAAATAGCATCACAACACGGTATCAGCGAAGGTGCTATCCGTAAGCGTGCAAAGCGGGACGACTGGTCGCGTGACCTGAATGCGAAGATTCAGCAAAAGGCTGATGACCTGGTACGCAAACAGGAGGTACGCAAACAGGTACGCAACGAAAGCACTTTGACCGAACGCGTACTGATAGAGGCGACTGCCGAGGTGATTGCCACGGTACGCATGGAGCACAGGGGAGACATCCGCCGGGCTCGTGAACTGACAAACATGCTATTCGATGAGCTGGCCGGTGAGTGTGGCGATGTGGCCGCGCTTGAGATGCTCGGTGATCTGATGCGCCGTGAGGACGATAAAGGTCAGGATAAGCTCAACGATCTGTACCACAAAATAATCAGCCTCCCTTCCCGTGTTAAATCCATGAAAGACCTGAGCGATAGCCTGAAGACGCTTATCGGCCTCGAACGTGAGGCGTACAGCATCGAGAACAAGGCCGAAACGAAAGAGGTTACACATAACGTCATGCTGGTGCCTACCAGTGACAACGTGGATGACTGGGAAGCGGCAGCGCAGAAACAACAGGGCGGGGTGCTCGGTGGATGAATTACAAAGCTGTATGGAAGCCTCTGCCGGGATCGCAGTCTCTGGCTCTGAGCTGCCCGTGTAACGAAATCCTGTTCGAAGGCACTCGCGGCCCGGGAAAGACCGCTGCGCAGTTAGCCAGGTTCCGTCGCAATGTTGGCGTGGGCTATGGCTCGTTCTGGCGCGGCGTCATCTTCGACACCGAATATAAGAACCTTGCCGACATCATTACCCAGTCGAAGCGTATGTTTCGCCTGTTCAACGACGGAGCGCGCTATCTGTCATCTGCGAGCGAATTGCGATGGGTATGGCCAACAGGCGAGGAGCTTCTCTTCCGCTTCGGCAAAGAGGCGGACGACTACTGGGATTTCCACGGGCAGGAATTCCCTTTCATTGGCTTTAACGAGCTGACGAAACAGCAGTCACCTGAATTCTACGAAATGATGTTCTCCTGCCGACGTTCATCGTTCAGGCCTGAAAACTACCCGCTGGAGAATGGGAAGTTGCTGAGGCCGATCCCGCTGGAGACGTTCAGCACGACCAACCCGTTCGGCATAGGGCATGCCTGGGTAAAGAAACGCTTCATTGAGCCAGCACCGCGCGGAACCGTACAGCGCGACCGGCAAATGGTATTCAACCCTCAGACTGAGCGAGAAGAGGAAATCACGTTGACCCGCGTGGCCATCCACGGATCGTTTAAAGAGAATCCGTACCTCGACCCGCAGTACATCGCGACCCTGATGTCCATCAAAGACCCTAACCGACGTAAAGCGTGGGTAGAGGGCTCATGGGATGTGACCAGTGGCGGCCGCTTTGACCACCTGTGGAATGAATCTCTGCACGTCATTAAGCCGTTCCACATCCCGGACAGCTGGACAGTTGACCGCTCCCATGACTGGGGTGAGTCGAAGCCGTTCTCTAATCTGTGGTGGGCGCAGGCCGATGGCACCGCTGCTGAGTTGCCTGATGGTCGGCAGTTCTGCCCGCCGGCAGGGACGTTAATCCTGATCGGAGAATGGTATGGCTGCCCGCCTGATGAGCTGAACAAAGGCCTGAATATGTCATCCACCAACGTCGCGAAAGGCGTGGCGTGGATTGACAAGCGGCTGGTGGGCGAAGACGTCGACGAGCCGGAAGAGATTCAAATAGACGGTGTCACACAGGGCCAATTGAACGTTGTTCCGGGAATATGCTCGGAGGTTATCCCGGGCCCGGCTGATAGCGCCATTTTCAATACCGGTGACGATGAGTTGTCGATCGGCCAGAAAATGGAAAATCAGGGTGTCGAATGGCTTGAAGCCAATAAGAAGCCAGGCTCACGAGTTAACGGGGCCTCGGTATTTGCCGACATGCTTGAGGCTGTAGTTGAAGGTAAGAAGCTGGAATCTCGAATCCCTGAGAAGCCTGCCTTTTACGTGTTCGAGCATTGCCGTGGCTGGATTAGCCGCATACCAGTGCTGGTTCGCGACAGCAAAAATCCAGATGACGTAGATACCCAACAGGAAGACCACGACTGGGATGCTACCCGCTACCGAGTACTGCACTCACCACAGAAAATTACCGGTATGTTGGTGCGCTCGCGCTGACGGAGGAAACCGTGAACGAAAGCGAAAATAAACAACTCGCCACGAATGCCAGCATCGACCGCGAGCGGATGCGTTACGTCAACGCACTGTTCAATGGCACCAGTAATACCAAGCGTAAGCGCCTGTATCAGGAGTTTGGGTACCCGCAGGATCTCTGCTTCGATGACTTTTACCGGGCATACCGCCGCAATGCCATCGCTGGCGCCGCAGTGGCGCGCATGGTTGATGGCTGCTGGGAGGATTACCCGGACGTCTACGAAGGCGACCAGACTAAGGATGCCACACAGCAGACACCCTGGGATAAGAGGGTCAATAAGCTGCTTAAACGCTGCTGGAAGCAGATTAAGGGCGCTGACAAACGTAACCTAGTGGGCCGTTACTCAGCGCTGCTCATCCAGGTTAAAGACAGTAAGTCCTGGTGGGAACCTGTCGATAAGGCGATGGTCGGCAGACTCCAAGAAAGGGCGCTCGTCAGGCTAATCCCGGTCTGGGAGGCTCAGCTCGACCCTGTCAGTTATAACGAGGACCAGAACAGCGAGGACTACGGTGCTGTTAGCATGTACTCGTTTACCGAGATACCGGTTCAGCAGCAACGCAGTGGCCAGCCCGGGCGAATCATCAACGTTCATCCTGATCGCGTCATCATCCTGGCGGAAGGTTCAGATGATGGAAGACTGGATTCCGGCGAGTCCCTGCTTGAAGAGGGCTTCAACAAGCTGATGGATCTTGAGAAGGTATCAGGCGGCGCGGCGGAGGGGTTTCTGAAGAATGCCAGTCGGCAGCTCAATTTTAACTTCAGCGCCAAGACAAGTTTTGCGCAGCTGGCAAGAGCACTGGGCGTTAGCGAGGCGCAACTCTCTGAAGGGATGGATGACCAGGTTCGTCGCCTGAATGACAGCACAGATAGCGCCGTCATCATGCAGGAGGGCGATACCAGCGTGCTTTCCGTGGCAGTTGCCGATCCGGAGCCAACATGGCGGACTGCGCTCAATGAGTTCTGCTCCACAGTGCCGATCCCGGTGAAGGTGCTGGTGGGCATGCAGACAGGAGAAAGGGCCAGCACGGAAGATGCGAAGGACTGGGCAAAAACCCGTATGAGCCGACGCAATGGCTTCCTGACCGAAGTAATCACTGAGGTGGTTACCCGCTTCTGGACGCTTGGTTTCATTCCTCCAGCCAGCGGCGAAGAAGTTACAGTGGGATGGTCCGATCTACTGGCGCCGAGCCAGGCAGAGAAGATTGCCAACATGGACAAGCTCGCGGACGTGGCCGTGAAGTCGACGAACGCGTTTGGCCGCTCAGCAATCACCGAAAACGAGATACGCGCGGCGGGCGAACTGCAAGCCCTGCCTGAACTTGATGATGAGGTGCCGCCAGATGGCAACCAGCCAAAGCCTGATCCACTGGCCGACCCAGAATCAGAAGCCGAAAAGTCCGGTGATACCACGGTCGAAAGTTGACCCCACAATGTCGCGTAAGTCCGTCAGCAGGATGGAGCGCGACATTGAGGATAGGTATTACGCGATAAAGGTAGCGTTGAAAGCACTATTCGATCAGCGCCTGACCGGGCGAGAGCGAGAGGTGAACAGCCACAACTGGCACTTCCTGTGCCACGACCACGGCGCTGACATGCGGCTCTACCAGGTCAACGCCGGAAAGTTCATCTACGACATGTCAGCGCAGGAACTGGCAGACCTACTTGAGGCGGTGCAGGGCATCCTCGACGATTACCTGCTGGAAGGTGGTGAACAAAACCTCTGGGCAATGGATTACGTCGTCGCAGAAGCTCAGCGTGGCACACTGGAGGCATTCAACAACCTTTCGCAGCAGTCTCAGGTGTACGCCAGCCAGACGACGCTACAGCAGCTTTTAAGCAGCCCCGGTTATCTGAACCAGATTTCTGCGGCCAGGCTGACAACGTTCAGCGACTGGAAGGTCATCAGCGATACAGCCCGTGGTGACCTGACCAACATAATCACCGATGCGGTAGCGCGCGGAGTGAACCCACGCGAGACAGCCAGCGTCATCAGCAAGCGTCTTGATGTGTCCATGTCGAAGGCAAAGACCATCGCTCAGACTGAACAGGTCGGCGCGCTGCGTCAGGCTCAGTGGAATGAAACGGACTGGGCTGCTGACCGGCTGGGGCTGAATACCGGCCTGCTGTGGCTGTCAGCGCTCAAGCCAACGACGCGCACCTGGCACGCCAGCCGACACGGCAAGGTCTACACCACCGAAGAGGTGCGCGACTTCTACGCTGAGAATGGCAACCGGTACAACTGCTATTGCAGCCAGATACCGGTGCTGCTTAACGACGACGGCAGCATATTCAACGAAGGGCTGGCGGATAAGTTGAAAAAAGAGCGTCAGCAGTGGACCGCCAAGGAGGCTGCGTGATGTATATTTATTCGCAGTTTTCTCATTGAGGATATCGCAATGGCAGTTGCTCCAGAGTCCGGCATGAAAGTTAAGTGGCGCAGCGTCTACTGGCCGATTGGCGAGTGGGTAAATGAAGATGGTGATGTTGTAGAAATCACTAAAAACTTCAGAGCGAAAAGCGACGATGGTGAAATCTTGGTTGTCATGAATAATGAAACATCCGGTGGTGGACATGGTGAGCCTGCTATTACATCACCAACGCCATCATTCATTCATGCTGACACGTTAGATTCGCTGCCACATCCGCCAGGTTTTATTGAAATAAAATAAATTACAGGTCGCTATGGCGGCCTTTTTTATTGCCTGAAATCCACCAATGAGGACCCAGCATGAAACGCAATCGCGTTAACGTGCTGACCGTCGTCAACTCCGCTTCAAACATCACCACTGAAACCATCGACGGCAAGCCACATATCGTGGTTCGCGGCATCACGCCTGTCGTGGACGATATCGTGATGAACCGGAAGTTGTACCCGGCAGCAGAAATCGAAAAGGCCTACAACACGCTCGAGCGTAACCCGATGCCGCTGGGCCACCCAAAAGTGGACGGCAAGCATGTGTCGGCGCGCGATGTCCGGGCGGTGAACGAGTACCACGTCGGGGCCTGGCTACAGAACGTCAGCCATAAAGACGGAAAGGTGATGGGCGACATGTACGTTAACCGCCAGTACGCCGAGTCTAGCGACAAGGGCAAGCGCCTGATCAACCGCCTGGATGAGATGCTGGCCGGCACCAACTCCGACCCGATCCACATCTCCACCGGCCTGCTGTATTCCGGCATAGCAGCCAACGGCGAGTCGAAGGGGAAAAAGTACAACGAAATCGCCACAAACATGATGTTTGACCATGTGGCTGTGCTGCTTGATGAGCCAGGTGCCGGAACGCCGGAAGAGGGCGTTGGCATCTTCGTTAACTCAGAAGGTGATGAGCAGCAGATCGAAGTTGCCCGCCTGGCTGACGGAATCGACTGCACCCGCGATGGCCTGATCAACAAAACCAAATTCTTCTTTACCAATGCCTCCAACTTTTCCTTCGACGACATCCAGCGCGCAATCAGTGAAAAGCTGCGAGAGGGTCGATCTGATGACAACTGGCTTTGGCCAGAGTCGGTATGGCCTGACACCTTCGTATACCGGGATGATTCCCGTTATTTCAAACAGAAGTACATCATCGACGATGACGGCAAGGCCCAATTCGTCGGCGAACCTGTAGAAGTCGTGCGCAAACAACCTGAGTACGAGATTAAAACCAACGGAGAGAACGATCCGATGAAAGAACTGATTATCAATGCGCTGCAAGCCGCTGGTAAGCCGACTGAAGGCAAGTCCGACGCCGAGCTGATGGACGCATACAACCAGATGAAGGCAGAAGAAGCCATCGCCAAGAAAAAAGGCGATGAAGAAATCGACCCGGAAACCGGCAAGCCCAAGAAAAAAGAGCAGGCCGCCAATAACGAAGAGATGCCAGCGTGGGCGCAGAAACTCGCCGATCGCGTGGACGTCGTTTTCAACAGCATGAGCGCTAACGCCGATAAAGAGAAAGGCGAAAAGCGCGCGGCTGTGAAGCTGGCGATGAACATGAGCGACGACGAAGTCGCGGATCTGGACGGTAAGGCGCTCGACGCCATGTACGCCAAGTGCCAGACATCTTTCGGCCTGAACGGTGCATTCCGCCATCAGGCAACCAACACCCAATCAGTCAGCGAAATGCCGGAGTAAAAAATGGCTAAAGACGGAAAGCATATTATCCACGCCGGCGGCGTGTTCCCTAATCCGCTGCTTAACCGTGAAGGCGGGGCGGCTGCATCGACTCTGCCTGGTACAGTTGGCTTCTTCAGTACTGCTGACAAGTTCACGGCCTCTGTGGTCGGGGCAGAATCCGCCATCAAGTATGTGGCAAACAAAGACTACCTGCGCTGCCTGAGTGTTGATGACGCAATCCCAGCCAATGAATTGGTTGTTGGTATTCATCCGCTGCCTGGCATGTTCCTAAATGTGCGAGCAGCAGCGGGCACTTACACCAAAGGCCAGCCGGTTGCAGTAGCCAACGGTCAGATCACTGCGGTTGTAGATGATGCCGCCGTATTCGCTTATGTCGAAGAAGATAAAGCAGTCACTGCGGTGGCGGGCGATCTGATTCGCGTTGTGTTCAAATAAGGAGCACTGAATGTTTGTATTCTCCAAGTCTATCGGCGAGAAGACCGGTAACCTCGCGGTAAACCAGGCGCAATGGCGCGCTCTCGAACTTGAGCGAAACGCCAGTGCTCAGGCAGCAGCTGATTTTCTGGCGCGCACTCAGTTCCGTGGCGATGCAGAAAACGCTCCTTATCTTGATGCGGTGAACGCAGTTGACGATATTCGTCGCCTGTATCGCGCTTTCGACACAACTGTTCTTCAGCAGTTCGAGCCGAATACCGAGTTCACTCTGCTGAACGATCTAATGCCGCTTTCTCGCTCCGTTCGAATCGAACAGTCTCGTTACGACTACGCTCGTACCGGTGGACGCGGCTGGGCTCACACTTCCATGTCCGGACAGGTCGGCGCGGCACTCGATGCTCGTAGCTATTCCTTCGATGGCACCATGGTGCCTATCCACGACTCGGGCTTTAAGTTCGAATGGCGTGATCCAATCTTCAACAGCCCGCAGGCATTGCAGTCGCAGGCTGATGCGCAGCGTGGTTCGGTTGAAGACGTTCAGCGTCGTTACGTTGACTACATCTTCAACGGCTTCCGCGATAAGGCTGGCAACTTCGCAGTATTCGACGGCCTGACCTGGAAAGGGCTGCGTGACGATGAGCGTGTAGCGCAGATCGACCTTGGCGCTTCCGGCCTTAACATCGACTTCACCTCTGGTACCGCAACGTCTCAGGCTATCCGCGCCGGGGCAATCGCACTGCGTGATCAGATGCGTCGCGTAAACAACCAGTATGCAGAGCAAACCTGGTACGTATCCGGAGAAATCATCTCCAACCTGGAGCGCTATTTCTCCGACAACTTCCAGTCCGGAACGATCATGGATGAAATCCTGAAGCTGACCGGTGTTGCGGCGATTAAAGAAGACAGCCAGCTGTCAGGTAACGAAATCGTCATCGTGCCACTGGGCGCTGGCGTTATCGCTCCGATCGTCGGCCAGGCTATCGGTACCGTTGCCTCCCCCCGACCGGAGTACAACAGCGACTACATCTGGCGCACCTGGGGTGCAATGGGGCTGATGGTCAAGCAGGACATCAACAACAAATACTCCGTCATTCACGCATCAAGCTAAGGATAAATCATGGCACTGGTAGAAATCGTGGCAAGTAACCTGCACGCCGGTGCCAATCTCCGCAAACTGGAGGTTGGTTCGGTGGTGGATGTTGACGACGCAACGGCTGAGCGCTGGATCAGCGCTGGCAAGGCGAAGGAAACCGACAAGAAGAAAGGCGAGAAGCTTACCTTCGAAGTGGCTACTCCTTCAGCTCCTGCGACAGATCTGACGGCCCTTCAAAAGCAACTCGCCGACGCACTGGAGCAGAACCAAAAGCTAATCGCCGATGGTGAAGCTAAAGACAAGGCTCATGCTGACGCACTGGCAGCAGAAACAAAACGCGCCGACGATGCCGAAGCAGCACTGGCGGAAGCAATCAAGAAGGCGAAATAACCATGGCTGACCCAATCACAGCGGCAGACGTGCAGGCGTTCCTCGGTGAATTGGGTTACTCAGGAGGGTATAAAACATGGCTGTAGTGCAGATAACGGCGGCGCAGGTTAAACAGCAGTTGTCTGCGCTTGGCTATACCACCGTTCCTGACTTCATGATCGACGCCTACCTGTGCAAGCTGGCGAAGATAGAACCCTGCCTGATTGCCGCCGGTTACGACGATTGCGATCTGATGCTCATCCAAGTGTACGCAGTCACCTTGATGGCTCTGACGGCGTACACGCAGCGGATTAAGTCGCAGGGCGCTCCGTCCGGTGCCTCTCGCTCGTTTGACTACGGCGAGAGCGTGCTCAACATGCGTGACGCGCTGCTGGCGCTGGATACGTCTGGCTGTACATCAGGATTACCCATTGATGTCGGTCAGAAAGTAGGGTTGTTTCTCGTTGTTGGTGGGTGTTAGTGCTGATAAAATATCCACGCGGCTAGGCTGATCACCGAAAGCAGAGATCGTAAACTCTGTTGCCGCAACCTCAATCTACGCGACCTTGCTACGAGGGTTACATGGATATCTGCACAGAAAAAAATCTTCCTGTGGACTACCTGCGAAAGCTGCTTGATTACGATGCACTTACTGGCGTTGTTAAATGGAAGCCCCGCGCTTTAGAGCATTTCAAAAGCGAGCGAGATTCTAAAATTTGGAACACTCGCTATGCTGGCACTGTTGTAGGGGTTCAGAATCGCAGGGGATACCTGGTATTCAAGCTTAATAAGCGATGCTACAGGCTTCATCGTGTTGTCTGGGCGATTCACTACAATGAGCACCCAGAAATCTTTATCGACCACATTAACGGTGATAAGCGGGATAACAGGATATCCAATCTGCGTCTCGTCGATGCTGAGGGTAATGCCAGAAATCGTAAAACTCCTTCGTCAAATTCATCTGGGATTATCGGCGTTAGGTGGGATAAGCGATATGGAACCTGGAAAAGCACCATTGGCGATGAAGGAGAGGATGTGTCTCTTGGCTCATTCGATAACCTGCTTGATGCCGCTGCGGCAAGAAAATCAGCAGAGGTGAGGTTCGGTTATCACCGAAACCATGGCAGATAACAAGACTTCAAACGACCAACCGCCTCCGGGCGGTTTTTTATTGGGCGCAATTCATGAACTGGAAATCTGTTAAGCACGGACTCCCGCGCTCATTCACCCGAGTATGGGTGATGACCGACACCGGGCGGGAGACTACCGGCTACGTGAAATCAAACGGCGAGTGGCATATCAATTGTGAGCGCATCCGGGCGACTGGCGCGAAGGTGCTGCGCTGGAAGGAGGGCTGATGTCGTCTACTGCTTCATGGTCATACAACAAGCCGTGCACGATATGGCGTAAAGGCGCGGGCGGTAATGACGAGTGGGGCGATCCTGTCGACCCATACGAACCGCCTGAAACCATCATGTGCGACTACATCGGCGGCCTGTCTGCAAAGCTCGGCTCCATCGGTAAAGAGGTTGTCGTTAAGAACACCTTTTTCACGGCATACGCACTGGCCGATGAGGGCGACTACATCATGATTGGTGTGAGCGCTGAGCCGGATCCGGTCGTAGCAGGTGCTGATGAGGTCCGTCACGTGACGCGCTGGAACGACACTCTCGACGGTCTGGCAGATGACTGGGCGATAATTACGGGAGTGTAGCCATGGGCATCAAAGTGCGCGGCGTTAAGCAGTCGAAAGCCGGGCTAAATCGCATCATTAACGACGTGAAAGGGCGAAAGGTTGTCAGGGCGCTACAGTCAGCAATGATAATCGGCAGCTCACAGGCTGCGTTGTACACCCCGATCGACACCTCAACGCTGCTTAATAGCCAGTATCGGGAGTTAATAAACAACGGCGTTAGACTGACAGGGCGAGTGGGTTACACGGCGAACTACGCTGTTTTCGTACACGATCCGAACGTGCCGCAAACCTTCCGCCGCGCAACCGCGCAGAAAGAGTTCCTCACTAAAGGCTTTGAAGACACCCGCAGCCAGATTGATGCCGTAATGCGCAAGGAGCTTTCAGTATGACACCTGCCATGTATGAGCGCGTGCGTAACTACTTCGTTGATGCCGGGCTTACCACTGGCTTCATTGTTCAGTTGCTGGCATGGGACGACACAACGAAGTTAACCGACGCTTTCATCGTGTTCCGGCCTAACGGCGGTACCGACATCAGAAATGACCTCGGGTCTGACCACTACGTGCTGGTGGATATCATCTCCGCCAAGGATAAACGCCGAGCAGCCGCTGAAAAGGCTCAGGAAATCATCAATTATGTCGAACAGAACGACATTACCGACGAATGCCTTGGCCTTATTCAAAACCTCGGCAATATGCCTGCACCTATCCTGACCGAAGAGGGCCGCCTGGTCTTCCGACTCCAGTTCATGTGCGTTTACGGCGAATAACCCAATCACCAACCCATCAGGCTGCCATCCGGCGGCCTTTTTTATTTGAGAGGTACACATGCAAGGCTGTGCTAATGATTTTGGCAAGCTGATCGGGAAAGTAGCTGTGTTACGCATGGCCTTTGGCTGCCCCGATGCAGTGCCAGCGCCTTCCGAGTGGAAGCGTCTCGGCGCTATGACGACCAAGGGCATCGACTATTCGATGAACACCATCAACTCCGAGGCAGATGATGCTAAAGGGCTGGTGGAGAACCTGGTCAACAACATGGATCTGACGATCTCCGGCGAAGGGGAGTTTCGCAAGTCTGATAAAGATAACGAGATCGGCGCGTGGCGTCTGTCGAAGTACATCTTTGACGAAGTGCAGGCAGGCCGTCAGCCTAACCTGTGGGTGCGGTTCGACTTTGCTGGTGAGAACGCCGGTACTTATATCCAGGGCTACATGAACACCACTTCATGGTCTGGTGACTTCGGTACCAACGATATCTCCACTTTCTCCGGCGAGTGGAAGGTCTACGACGCCGACACTGTCGTGTTTGAAGTCGCTGATTCTATCGCGGCCACTGGCGTTGAAGTAACTCCTGCAACTGCTTCTCTGGTCGTTGGAGCAACCCAGCAACTCAGCGGCGCGGTTCAGCCAACCGATGCGACTAATAAAGCGATCACCTGGACGACTTCGGCGCCATCCATCGCCACCGTCAGTTCAACCGGCCTGGTGACAGCAGTTGCTGAGGGCACCGCGACTATTACGGCCACCACTGCTGACGGTGATTTCACCGACACCTGTGCTGTGACCGTGACTGCCGCACCGTAATCACTACAAAGGGCGGCTTGCTGCCCTTGATAATGGTTATGGAGAACGATATGACCCCTTTGAAAGAAATTGGCGAGTGCCTGATTGGTGCTGGCGGCCGTGAATACTTCTTCCGCCCATCGTTCCGTAACATGACTCGGATCGGCGAGCCAGAGCATATCGTCCGCACCTTCTATTCGCTGTTCAATGACGATGTGGCAAAGATGCTTGAAGCGGCGAGAGAGATTCACAGTGCGATACCAGAGCATCAGCGCAGATTTTACGCTCATTACTTCGGCGATGTTTCCCTGCCTCGGTGGGCACTTGATGCAGCTGGCTCTGCCGCGTTTGTGCGTGAGGCGCTTCTCTCGGCCATTAATGTCATCCAATCCTGCTGTGACGAGGACGTTTCAGAGCTGACAGGCTGGCATGAGCCATCACGCACTGGACGGCGAACGTTTGTATGGCGCCGTGGCGCGCTGCCGCCGGAGAACCTTATTCTGATAGCTCAGTCGCTGATCATGCATGGCGTTATCGGACGGGCCAAGGTTCGTAAATTGCAGAAGCACGAAAGCAAGGAAACGACGCCGGAGTTTCACGCTACTGAATACATCATGGCGGCGAGAAACCATTTCGGGATCAGCAGGGAAGAGGCTGAAAACCTTACCATGACCGAATTCGCCATGATGCTTAACGCCAAATACCCTGACCAGAAAGGCTTCACCAGGGAAGAGTACGACGCTGTTATGGATGATGACGATCGCCGGTGGCAGGAAATGATTGAGCGCGAAAAGTCCTCAAAAAGAAAAAGTTAACCCGCTTCGGCGGGTTTTTTATTGCCGGAGCTAATGATGGCTGAAAAAGCGGGTGAGATTTATTACGACATTGAGGCCGATGTATCTGGCTTGCTCAAGGCGCAGCGCCAGGCTGATAAAGCTCTCGACAACATGGAGCAGAGCTTCAACAAAACGAATAAGGCGGCTGACGCACTTGATACTGGTCTTTCAAGGCTCTCATCTGCCATCAAAGGCGTAATTGCTGCATCGGCGCTGCGTGAAATGGCTGGCCTGGTGCAGAAGTATCAGGAAATGGCCGAGCGCGTGCAAATGGCGACGTCCAGCCAGGCCGAATTCGAAATGGTGCAGCAGCGCCTGCTTACGACTGCAAACGGCACATATCGTTCTTTGCAGGAGGCGCAGGAGCTTTACATCCGCACGGCTGACAGCCTACGGAGCATGCAGTACACGACAAACCAGGCTATCGATGTGCAGGACTCAATGTCCTATGCGTTCGTGAAAAATGCCACCTCTGCTGATCGCGCAAACAACGCAATTGATGCCTTCTCCAAGTCCATCAATACCGGCAAGGTGGCGGCGGATCAGTGGGAAACCATTACCTCAGCAATTCCATCCGTCATTAACGATATTGCGGCCGCCAGTAAAATGACCGGCGCGCAGATTCGCGAATTGGGTGCTGCCGGAAAGTTAACCGCCAAACAACTCACAGAGGGTTTGCGCCAGTCACTTGAGGCGAACACGGCTGCCGCCGCTGGCATGTCGAATAACCTGGTCGATGCGAGTGTTCGAATCAAAACGGCAATCACCGCCATTCTGGTCGCTTTCGAAGGTGAAACCGGAGTTATTCAGGGATTCACCAACGGTCTGATCGCATCAGCTGATGCGATGCTTAAATTCAGTCAGAACTCTGACTCAATGAAAGGCTTTATTGACGCAAGCACGACTGCCGCTCTGGTTCTGGCTGGAGTTATTGGCTCCCGATATGTCGGCGCTCTTGTCCAGAGCACCGCAGCAAAAGTGCAAAGCATCACGGCGACACGCCAGCAAATACTGGCTGATGCTCAGGCTGCACAGGCAGCATTGTTTTCAGCAACGTCCACTCAGCGCAAAGCCGTAGCCGATAAAGAGGCGGCTCTTTCTTCGCTGGCGCTGGCGCAGGCTGAATATAATGTCGCTAAAGGTAGTGCAGCCGAGATGCTGGCGATGGATGCGCTGGTGTCAGCTAAAACGCGGGCCACAACAGCGTCGCTATCTCTTGCAGAAGCGGAGATTGCACAGGCGGCAGCGCAGACACGCGCGGCGGCGGCGGCAAGATCTGCATCAATTGGCATTGGACTTGCCCGAGGCGCGCTGTCACTCATCGGCGGCCCGGCTGGCGCGGCAATGTTGGCGGCATCGGCCATATTCTATTTCTGGCAGAAATCGCAACAGGCGAAGCAGGAAGCAATCGCGTTTGCCGATGGTCTGGACAAACTTAATGGCTCCATGAAGGTCATGAGCAACACTGCACTGCGCGGTTCTATTGCTGATGCTAACGTGGCTATCAAAGGTCAGCAGGATGCACTTTCAGATCTGAGTAGTGAAATCGAAGACCTGACCGCAAAACGCGACGATTACATTCAGAAAGGTAAACAGTTCGGAACCACCATCGAACAGGGGAACGGGCTGCTGCAAATTGCCGCGCGCCTGACGGATGAGATCAACAAGAAACAGCGTGACCGTGCAAATCTGGAAGATAAACTCGCCGATACCATTCGCACGCGCGACATTGCACAGAATACGCTCAATAACAACATGCTCACATCAATGGGTGTGCATGACAGCCTCATTGAAAAAGGCACTACTCTCGAAAGGGTACAGGGCGCGGTAGCAAAAGCGTTTGGTAATACCGCGAATGAAATCAACCGGGCCAATCAGGCCGGGCAAAACTTCAATCCGAAAGCACTTGAGATATCTCCTCCGACGGATGCTGGCGACAAAATAATTCTGAACCTTGAAGAACAGAATGAGCTTCTGAAGATTCAGGATGAGCGGCAGCGCGCCGTTGCAAAAGCGGGGATGGAAGCAGCCAAGGCGACCAACAACGTTAACCAGATCGCAGCCGCCAAACGACTGGCCGGTGAAAACTATGATCTTCAGAAAGCGGAAGAGGCGCGTAAGAAAGCTGCATCTGAAGCAGAATCACAGGGCAAGAGATCTGCAACACAAGCTGATTCCATTGCTCAGAAGCTGGCTAACCTGAAGCAGCAGTCAGAACTCGCTGCCGATTCAACGGAGGAGCTAAGCAGAGAGCAGGCCATATTACGTGCTCAGCAGTCACTGGGGAATTCTGCAACCCAGGAGCAAATCAAAAAGGCCGGTGAATATGCAGCAAAAGCATGGGATGCATCAGCGGCAGCCAAAGGGGTTACGGAAGCACTCAAGGCTATGCCTTTGCAGGCGGAAAATAAATCCTACGCCGAATCCATGCAAAATCTGAAGGCCGCACTGAACGCTGGGAAAATAGACCTCAAGGAGTATAACGCTGCCACGGAGAAAATGGCGCTCGAGCACCAGAATAACCTCGCCAAGATTAACGCCCAGGCCACAGTCAATCCGGTAGCTTCTGCCCGAGCCGAAGTTGACCCGGTACAACAACTGGTGAACGAAAATAACCAGAAGTTAGCCCTGATGCAGCAATATCAGCAGCAGGAACAGGCGATACTCCAGCAAAGTTACCAAAAAGGGAAAATAAATTACGATCAGTTCGTTGCTGCAAAGGCAGCTACCGATGCCCAGTACCTTGCCTTAAAGACTGCGCAGGAAAACCAGTTCAATGAGCAGATGACAGCCGCTCAGTGGCAATTGCTCAGCCAGCAAGGTCTTGGTTATGAAATGCTGACAAGCGCGGTGGATGCGTTTTCAGGCAATGCATCCAATGCGTTAACCGGGCTGATCACCGGAACGATGTCAGCGCAGGATGCTATGCGTTCTCTCGGAAATACGATGCTCAACAGCGTTGTTAACTCGCTTGTCCAGGTAGGCGTCGAGGCGCTTAAAAACTTCATCATTGGGCAGACCATGGGGGCGGCAGCAACGGCGGCAGGCGCATCGCAGGCAGCAATTCTCGCTTCTGCATGGGCTCCAGCGGCTGCCCTTGCAAGTCTGGCCTCCTTCGGTGCGAACTCAGTTCCAGCAATGTCAGGGATAGCTTCAACCGTAGGGTTGTCGAAGACGCTGGCTGTTGCTGGCGCAAGGAAGAATGGCGGCCCGGTATCTGCGGGTTCAATGTACCAGGTTGGCGAGGGCGGGATGCCGGAGATTTACCGGGCCAGCACCGGCAAGCAGTACATGATCCCCGGCGACAACGGTAGCGTCATCAGCAACAAGGATATGCAGGGTGGTGGCGGGTTTGTAGTCAACAACATCGTCCAAAACTACACGTCTGCCACCGTTGATCAGCAAAGCACGATGAATCAGGACGGCTCGCTAACGCTTACAACGGTTATCGCAGACCTCAATAACGGTGGCCCAATTAGCCAGGGTATAACCAGCAATTTCAATGTTAAGCGCACGCCGAGGGGTCAAAGTTAATGGCAATTATCGATTACCCCGGCTGGCTGCCGCTGGCGCAGAAGGCCAGCAAAAACATGACGCTCGATACCGGTTTCCAGACCGATCAACCAGCGGTCGGCCCGGCTATCTTCGAGAATCAAACCGACGACTTGAAAGTGACCTGGTCGCTGACGTGGATATTCACGCTGGCGCAGGAGCGCGCATTCCAGCAGTGGTTGCGCAGCCCGAACTATCTCAACCGGGGCCTTAACTGGTTCCGGATGAATATCAATCTTGGCGGCAGTGGCCTGCAATTGCAGGAGCTTCACTTCACGCAGATGCCAGTGCAAACAAGTATCGACGGCGGATTGGTGACCTGGACGGGGACAGTTATCGCGAACCACCTCTACAACGCTGACGACGAATTCGACGACGTAATTGTTGAGTTGCCGCCGCCATGGCCTTCAGTGCTTGATATCGTGGTGACTGGCTATCCGGACGGTCGCGACCCAGAATCGCTTCCGAGAGTGCCGTAATGCCTACATTCAGAGCTTATAAGCAGCAGCGCCCGACGCGCGGACTGTACGACACCATAACTTTCTACCATCCGTCTTTTGGCTATGTCCGCCTTGTCGATAAACAGTTCTTCCCGAAGACGCTCGCCGGCCAGTCGTACACGCCAGCGCGCTTTGAAATCGAAGAGAGCCAGCAGAGCGGAACGCCAGTGATTGACGCGACAGTGAAGTTAGGGCGGCTGTCGTCGGATATCAAAGCGCTTATGAAGCAGTGGAAGGGCGCGGCCCGGCTGACGGCCATCACGGCCACGCGGCAGATCTTCGACAGCGGCGATGTGTCGGTGCCGATTAAGTCGTGGCAACTTTACGTCAAGACGGTGGATATAGATGCCGACGCCGCATCGGTCACTCTGTCTGTCACCAATCCGCTCAACAACAACATCGGAAGGCTCTATGACCCAACGGAATACACTGGCCTTCAGTACCTCTGATTTTATTAGCAGGATGATCGGCGTGCCGTGGGCTAACCGGGCCTGCTCGTTCCAGAAAGTCGATTGCTGGGGGCTGGTGGTCCTGTATTACCGTCACGTCATCGGCATTGAGCTGCACCAGACACCGGACTACGAAGCCGGGGAGGACTTCTTCACCTGTTATCAGAGCGACGTCGTCTTCTGGCGCCAGGTCGATAAACCGGTCGAGGGCGGGATATTCGTCGGGTACCGCGGCACGCAACCGGCACACGTTGGCCTGGTACTGAACCGTCAGGCGCTGCACTCGCGTGGAGAGAACGGAAGCGTGCGCATGGACTCGTTGCTGGTCATTCAGCGGGCATTCACCAAAGTGGAGTTTTTTGAATATGGCGCTGGTTGAGATATCGAATTTTCCAGGAACGCCCAAGCTGCGTTGCAGGGTGCCAAACGGCACCCTTTTTTATGACTGGCTGGCGGCCAATGACGCTACCTTTCACCGCGATCTGCTGATCGTCCGCAACGGCGTAAAGCTGGGCGACGATGATGAGCTGGCGTTTGAGCTGGGCGAGTTTGATACGGTCCAGATATTTGACCAGCCTAAAAGCCTCGAATCCCTTCCGCTCATTAGTCCCCTGTTCAAGATAGTCGGGCAGGTTTTTTCGTTCCTGGCGCCGAAGCCGGCAATCGCGAACAACGGCGGTAATACCGTCGACTCACCGAACAATAGCCTGACCGGTCAGACAAACACGGCGCGCGTCTACAAAGCCAAGCCGGATATCTACGGCCAAATCCGTTCTTTCCCGGATCTGATTCAGGAATCGGTATTTGAATACGTTCACCAGACGTCTACAGACGGCGGGCTGAAGTACGTTACAGAGTGGATGTGCATCGGGATTGGCAAGTACGACTACGAGTCCGTGCGCTACTCAGAATCCAGTCTGGGCTCTCTGGCCGGCGCCGAGTTCCAGTTCTTCCAGCCAGGCGAAGTAATCCCGCAGATCGTCGAAGGTTACGGGTTCGATGACGTCGATGGGCAGGAGGTTCCTGGGCAGAACGAAGCCAGCGATTTCCCGATCGAAACAGCAACGGCAAACACGGTGGTCAGCGGAACGTATTCCGGCGGCCAGATAGCGATGAAAATCGTTAAGCAGGCTGAGTTCGATTACTTCATGGGGCTGGTGCTGCCGCACGCGGTGACCTTCACCATCAACGTGACGTACAGCACGGCCTCCGGAACCGTTACTACCGATGCTACATTCTCAGGCACGCTGATCTCCGCCGTTGAAACAAACGATGGCGCAGTGGTGAACCCGGTGCGCTGGTACACGTTCACGATGAACCAGCTGGAGGGTCCGCAGGACATCCCGGCGAATGCCACGATCAACACCACGAAGTTCATCCTCAACGATAACGAGGCGCTGGTGGTTGGGCCGTTCTTTTCCCCGGTCGAGTCAACGCAGCTGTGGCTGCATACTCAGTCCAGCCTCGGCGGGAAGAAAGAGACCAACTGGAAGGTTGTCATCTGGAAAATCGACGACGACTACAACCAGGTGCCGGGCACGCAGCAGACGTTTACGTACCGGCAGACGACGCCGCACCAGTCGACGAGTGAGGTGTTTTATCGCACTGATAAGATCACTCCGACCGGCGGCTTCGGGAAATACGCGGTCAGCTTCCAGCGCACGGATAACTCCGGTGACGCGTCACTGCTCAAGGTTGAAGAGATCCACAGCATCAACATCAGAGCAAACGTCGTTCATCCGACCGACACGCTGGTGCGCGTAAAAGTCCGGGCGACCGAGAATGCCCTGGGCAGCCGTGAGCGCAAATATAACGCGCTGGTGACGCGTCATACCATCACGTACGACCTCGACACACAGACGGTGGATTACACTCTGCGGCCGTCGCGCTCGTTCGCTGATGCGGTTGCGCACACCTGGCTCATCATGGGTGAGCAGCCGGTAAGCAGCATTGACCTGTATGGGCTGTACTCGATCGCCGAAAGCCTGCCGGATGAACGGCTGGGTTACTTCGACTACACGTTCGACGACGAGAACGACTCACTGGGAGACCGCGTGCAGGCGATCTGCAATGCTGCGTCGGTTGTGGCGTACTGGGACGATGGCGTGCTGACGTTTACCCGCGATCAGAAGGTTGACTACCCGGCGGCAGTATTCAACCGGGCCAACATGAAGACGGACGAGTACAAAATGACGTACGAGGCCACTCTCCCAGGCGGTTATGACGGCGTGCAGGTGTCATACGTCCACCCCACAACGAACAACAAGACGTACATCAACTACCGCGTGCTGAATGGCGCCATCGTCGAGCAGGAAGCGGAGAACCCAAACAAGCTGGAGATAGTCGGCTTCCGTAACGAGTATCAGGCCCGGGAGCGAGCTCTGCGCGAAACCAAACGCCTGATCTACTCGCGCGTGAAGATGAACGCCAAAGTTTTTGAGGACGGGATAATACAGGTCGGCAGCGTCATTCAGATGCCTGACATCTACGACAGCAACCAGCAGGGTGGTTACGTCACCGGCCGCTCCGGGAATGACTTCGATACCAGCGAGCCGATCACCTTCACCGGTTCGATGTATGTCCTTGTCACCGACAGCTTGGGTAACCCGACGCTGCGCTATCCGGCGACGGCCCGCAGCGATACAAAGTACGGCTTCACCGCAGCAATACCCAACATTCAGCTCAATATCTGGAACGGAGACACTGTGCAGCTCCCGTCACGCTATCTCATAGCGACCGTGGAGGAACTGGACAGTCAGCTATGGACGGTCAACAGCATCAAACCGAACACAGATAACACGGTATCTCTGACCGTCGCTGAGTATAGCGATCTGATTTACCAATAAGACCCATCCCGATCACCCCAACCCGGTCACTGCGCCGGGTTTTTTATGGAATTAATATGGCTACTCAACCAACTCAAAACGCTGTACCAAGCGAATCATATCGCGACCTGAAATTTAACGCAGGGAAAATTGACGAGTTTGTCACTTCACTGCAGCGTGAGTACGAAGACAGATTTGGCAAAAAACATTACACGATCGAGGGCTTGCGCTGGGTAGCTCAACAGGCTATTTCAACTTTTGGGTACATTACACTCGACAGCTTCGAAGATGGAAACAATCTCACTCTGCCTAACCAGGTTCTGCGCCTTGAAGCGACAGGCGAATACTACCGCTGGGATGGTGAATTTCCAAAAGACGTTCCTGCAGGTTCAACGCCAGATTCTACTGGTGGAGTAGGGATAGGAAAGTGGCTCAGTGTAGGAGATGCCACTCTGCGAAGTGATTTGGAGTCTGCTGCAGGTGCAGGGATGGTCGGCACCACGCTTGGAGGAACAGTACAGAAAAAACTTGAGGACGTCCTGAGTGCGCAATATCGCGAACGTAACATAAAGCTGCTTGCGCAGTTCCAATACAAATGTCGCACAAAGCAAAGCGTCAAGATCGTATGCCAGGGCGATTCTATTACAGCTGGCATGGACACAACTTCCACCGATGTCGTCCCACCAACGGGCGCTGATGCCATAGTAAACCCTACTATCACACATGCCACGATTGAATACCCTGCAAGGCTCGGCGTGTTTATGAATTACGTTTCAGGAATCCCTGTGACGGTAGTTAATCAGGGGGTGAGTGGCCATACAGCAAAAGAAGGTTATGAATACTGGACAACCAATCCTAACGCAGATGTTGTGTTCCTGATGTATGGCATAAATGATGCAGACCCCATCAATAGCACCCATGAAGAATACATGCAGTATATGGAGTTGCTTATTCGCCGTTACATTGACTGGGGATGTGGTGTTGTAATCATGGCTTGCGCATCGGGCGGCACCGGGAGAACTGACCCACTATTCCAGAAATTCGCTCAGCAGGCAAAGAGCATGGCTACGGTATTTGGCTGCGCTTACATGAATGCAAACGAAGTACTCTATTACATCCCGCAGGGTGCTGTAGAGGCTGACGGAACTCATCTTAACTCTGCTGGATATTCAAAGCTTGGCGAAGCGGTAGCCGGTTTTATTCTTGCTGGAGGTGTGCTTTCTGCCTATAAACCACTTTCGCAAGAAACATTTTTTTGGCCTTCAATGCAAAGTGACACAGTCGGTTTTTATGACGCACTTGGTAGTTTCGAAACTCTGTATAACGATGGATCATTCATTCTTCAGAAGATTGTTGGGAGAATGGTTGCAGGGACTCCGACAAGAATATCATTTTCATTTTACCTTGATGCTGATGCTGCTGAAGTAGATGTGATAGGGCAGTGGTCAGACCTTGATGTGGTTTGCGGAATGACTTCTGAGCAGGTTCACGGTAGTGTTTATCCCCCTTATTATGACGATGTAAACCCGAGAAGTTCGCGTTACATCGACACCAGATCTGGTCAGCCTTTTCAGATTCAGATGAGGGATAGATCTGGAGGTAAATTAAGCGGGTTACCACGAATTGTAGGTAGCCTTGTTGGCCGAGGGTGGAAGACGATAACATTCCAGACGCGGGAGGATACTGGAAGCACTAACGACGTGTTTATTCAGGGTATAACTGTCCGACCTGTAGCGCTTTCGGTAGCTCAAAATGATTATTCTGGAAACCAGGTTTTAAGAGGCACAGACGAGGTTTATCGTCAGACGGTACCTCACAAAGGAAATAATGAGGCAGGTGGCCCGCCATCAGCAATAAGACTGAACGGTGCTACGTTCCCATTACCTAAGGCCCTTTACGGAATGATGTTTAATAACGACACTGATTTCTTCGACTGTGGGATTATTGAGATAACACTACGTTGCGTGGGCGGTACTGTTGGAAATGGGTTAGTTAAGTGGGCTGGATATAAAAACGCAATTGGGACGGATCTGGCATTAACAGAAACATTTCGAAGTAGTAACACATCAATGCCATCAATAGCCTCACTGAAGATTATGACTGTGCCTAACAACATCAAATATGCATCAGGTAGTTTTGCGCCAAATATGCCATTGCAAAAGATATTTGGACCTGGCGATCCGGTAAATGAGATATCAATGTCCCCTATGGGAAGGGCTCTTACCATGACATTTGACTATCCAACTGCTAATGATACTGGATACTGGTACATTGAGGTGAGAGGCGTAGCTGTAGGCAGTGGAGAGTTCTGCGCTACAGCATTCTAAACGGAAAGGCGTCGAAAGACGCCTAACATTTATCCAGAAATCTTTTTGGCTATCCTTGCCCCTGCATTGATGAAAGGTTTTTCTATTACGTTGAATATCACATACGACAAGCAAACAGATATTGTTAAAGATGATAAATATAGAGGCAATGATCTAATATCAGTGTTAAGCCCTATTGTCTGACCGTAAAGCTCTATGTATTTTATTACTGGAACGTGAATCAAATATAGCGAGTAAGATATTGTACCTAATGATATTAACATCTTGTTAAAAACAAAAACTGAATTTCTTTCAAGAATTATAACGCATGATACTATCGTAAAAGCAATATATGCAGATTTGGTTAACCCATGGCCTTCTGAAATTCCATTCAGCCAAAACACAAAAGAAAATCCTAGCAAAGCTATTGCAATGCTGTTAATTATTCCGTTGTTTATTTTGACTTTATTGATTAATGGAAGTGCTTGTGCAATTATCATCCCAAGAATGAAATCAAAAACAATTGGGTTTCCTATGAACCCAAAGTGAGATAATAAATAACCACCATTGAAATAATATCTTTGTGCGTCGATGGTAAAATTACCATTGAATATCACAGGCAATAAAACACTAACGCTCACCAGTACAATAGATGCAATCAAAGCCCTATATTTGATACTAATTGACATTGATAGTGCAAATACAATATAAAAATACATTTCATAAGCTAAAGACCATGAAACAATTATTGCTCCCCATCCATAATATGGAGGTAAGGAATTCCAGTCTAGCGGTATAAGGAAGAAAGACTTAATGATATTTACTGTTGATAAAGCACCACCCTCTGGAATGCCGGTGTAAATGTTCCTGTAAAACAGGGCTACATAAACAGCAAGTATTACAAAGTAAACAGGATATATTCTAAATATTCTTTTAACAAGGAATGACGCTGTGTTACGCAATGATGGTGATTTTATGTTTCTTGTGGAATATGAAATAATAAACCCGCTTATTATGAAGAATATTTCAACTCCAAATATTGCATTTGCAGTTAGTCTGTCCATGAATGAACCTGTCTCTACATGGCCAAACAAACCTCGATTATGACCAATCGCGACCACAAGAGCTGCAATTCCTCTAAGCGCCTCAATCCCGTAAAGCTTTTCTTTTTTCATATAATTCAGAATGTCAGGTTTATTTTTTAATTAAAGATATGATTATTTTGTAATCCATTTGCAGCCACATAGCTATCATGACAATCTCTATTAAATACATAATACTATTACCTTCGCTATGCCCATAAATTAAACCGAAAGCGCTTAGCAAAGCTGCAACCCTCACAAGATTATTAGAAATTATTGTCAGCATAATATCCGCCGTTATTAATTAAAAAAACATTTATTTAAATGTGTATTAAGCATTTGTTTGTGAAACACATTTATAATGCCGATGAGTTTAGCACCAAGATGATGATAGATCATCTATTAAAAACCATCAGTACCTTCTATACTGTATGTACATACAGTGAATGGGGGCATCATGGGATTACCGTCATCTGCAGCAGGCATTCATGCCGACTTTGTTTCGGCCACAGAGCCATTCATTCCTCCTTCTGCGAGCATTGTCGAAACGCAGGACGGCTACGATGTCATTGAGAACTCAACGTTGCTTAAGCGCGGAGACATATTGCTCATTTGGTTTTGCGGACGCCAGCAGCACGCATACTGGGCCGGTGATGCGCTGATCACTGATGATGGTGAGGCCATAGAAGGCGAGGCATTAGATGACGTTCGCTTTGTTGGTGTGGTGACTCATACCATTAGCCCGGTGTGGGTAGACGACAATCCGGTGATGTGATGTTTGCCCTGGTCGATGTGAACTCATTTTATGCCAGTTGCGAGACGGTATTCAGACCAGACCTGCGCGGGCGGCCTGTTGTCGTTCTGTCCAATAATGACGGGTGCGTAATAGCACGTAGCGCAGAAGCAAAGGCAGCCGGGATAGCGATGGGTGAGCCGTTCTTCAAGCAGAAGGAATTATTCCGGCGCGCTGGTGTTGTGTGCTTCAGCAGCAACTACGAGCTCTATGCAGACATGTCCAGCCGGGTAATGACTACGCTGGAAGAAATGAGCCCCCGCGTGGAAATTTACAGCATAGACGAAGCCTTTTGCGACCTGACTGGCGTAAGAAACTGCCGGGACCTGACTGAATTTGGGAAAGAGATCCGCGCGACTATTTTACAGCGGACGCATCTTACAGTCGGTGTCGGCATAGCCCAGACCAAGACGCTGGCGAAGCTGGCTAACCATGCTGCGAAAAAATGGCAACGGCAGACCGGCGGGGTGGTTGACCTCTCAAACGTCGACCGACAGCGGAGGTTGCTGGCGCTCGTTCCTGTAGAGGATGTCTGGGGCGTTGGTCGTCGCATTAGCAAAAAGCTGAACGCCATGGGCATCAAAACAGCACTGGAACTCTCTGAGCAGAGTACATGGATCATTCGCAAACACTTTAACGTTGTGCTGGAGCGAACCGTCCGGGAACTGCGCGGCGAGCCATGCCTGGATCTGGAGGAGTTCGCGCCGGTGAAGCAGGAAATTGTATGCAGCCGATCGTTTGGCGAACGCATTACTGACTATGAGCAAATGCGGCAGGCTATTTGCAGCTACGCGGCCCGTGGTGCTGAGAAGCTTCGCGGCGAGCACCAGTATTGCCGTTTTATATCCGCCTTCGTTAAGACCTCTCCATTTGCCCTTAATGAGCCGTATTACGGAAATAGCGCATCGGTAAGACTGCTCACGCCAACGCAGGACAGCAGAGACATCATCAACGCCGCGGTAAAGTGTCTGGACAAAATCTGGAAGGACGGTCACCGGTACCAGAAAGCGGGTGTCATGCTGGGCGACTTCTTCAGCCAGGGCGTGGCCCAACTAAACCTGTTCGATGACAGTGCTCCCCGAGCTGGTAGTGAGAAGTTAATGGAGGTACTGGATCACCTGAATGCAAAGGACGGAAAGGGCACGCTCTATTTTGCCGGGCAGGGTATACAGCAGCAATGGCAGATGAAGCGTGAAATGCTTTCTCCACGCTACACCACCCGGTTTTCAGATCTTCCTGTGGTTAAGTGACGGGCTCTATAAGTTCTGGTCCCTGATTCTTCACATTACCCACGGCACGCGTAACGGCATGCCAGATAAACTTGTCGGCGGGGACTATCCCGTCGGCTATTATCTCCTCAGCTTCTTTCCCTCCTACATCCTGACGCATCCATTCCCTTGCAGCTTCCGGCGACAGAACCAGTGGCCGACGGTCATGGATATCGACCAGTCCTTTGTCAGAAGCAGATGTCACGATCAGGAAGCCCTCTGCTTCATCGCCGCGTTCAAATGGCCTGCTGCCGATCGCTGCCATGAATATGGGCTGGCCGTCTGCCCGGTGAATGAAGTAGGGCTGTTTCTTGTCACCTTCCTTTTTCCATTCGAACCATCCATCGGCAAAGCAGATCGCCCGGCCATGCTGCCACAGAGGTTTAAACATTCTGCTGGTGGCCGCCGTCTCGACGCGCGCGTTAATCAAAGGCGCTTTATCCCACCACCCGGGCGCGTAGCCCCAGAACACAGGATCGAGATGTAATAGCTCATCGCGTTCGCTCAGCAGCAGCACTTTGGTGCCGGGCGCCACGTTGTACCGGCCAATTGGTTCCGGGTCATATGCAATGTCACGATCGCCTTCATCGGCAAGATATGCCAGATAGTCTTCACGGGTTTGTGCTTGTGCAAAACGTACACACATAGAAACCTCCAGTCAGTCAGACTGAAAGTATAGGGCAGGGAGAAAAAGTAGCGCGCGCTGGTTAAGTCTTACAAACGGATTCGTGGCGATTATGCTGATGAGGATGAAATGCGTAAAGCGACGTGTTACGAAACTGGAAGGAGCTACGCAAAGTTTGGCGGTGGGGCATGCTTGGGGCAAAAAATTAGCGCAAAACAACTCAAAACCTCATAAGGCAGTGATTCGTCTTGCGCTAATGCTTTGGTTTTATCTAGCTTCTGACTTACTTCAACTCAGTTCGTCAAAAAGATGCCGCACATCATGTTTAAACACTAAACCCTCATGCCCGGCGCAGTGCCGGGCGATTCAGCTTACCAGCCACATACCTCGTGTTCATTTTCCGTATCGTAGGCGCGAACGGTGTTCACCAGATCCTTCACGACATCTGCCGCGACGTCCGGGATCAACAGCTCCATTGGCGCTTCTGTTTCATAATCCACTGACACGCCATTGCTGTTGTTGGTGACGGTCACGGTATAGGTAGCCTTACCCATTATTTACTCCTTATGCGTGTTGACCACTTTACCGATGCCCGCACCGCTGAGCGTGACGGCAGGATCCGCGAAAAAGTCGATATTAAAATAGGTGTCGTCGGTCAGAAGCTCAATGCGGTGCCATTTTTGCGGTGGGGAGATGCCAAAAGAACCGGCCTCAATAACCACTTCCAGATCGGGCTCGGTGGCGTCGCCATCGGCAAAGCCAAAGTAACGCACCGCACCCTGCATGACGGATAGCCGACCGTACACGCCGGCTTTGGTGTTGTGATGGGTAAAAAGCGCTTTTGGGGCGGTCTCTTTATTCCAGAACGGCGTCGAGCGGGTATGAACAAAGTTTTCAGGAATACGTAACATCATAGTTTCCTTCATGTTGGCGGGTGCTTAAAGGGATTTAAGCACCTCAGGTTCAACAAAGAATTCAATATTGAACAGGGTGTCGTCGGTCATCACCTCAATGTGGTGCCATCTCTCTGGCGGGAAAACGCCGAAACGACCCGCTTCAATGACGAGCTCGCTGTCAGGCTCAGGTATAAATTCATCAGCATAGCCCAGATAACGCACTGCGCCACGCATCACCGACAGGCGAGGGTAAACGCCCGGACGCGTGCCCGTATCAAGGTGACGTTTAAAAATGCCAGCTGGGGCCGTTTCTTTGTTCCAGAAAGGCGTGGAACGGGTGTGAATGCAACTCTGCGGAATGCGTAGCATGTTTCCTCCCTTAAAAGCCTGCTGTTATTAAACTGCTTTCTGAGGGGATGGATTTATCAAAAAGTGCATTTCATATGCATCTTATCAATAATAACCGTTTTGCTTTACCCGGCGTTGTTACACAAGGTACTCAGTTGTTATTATCCTTAGTATTTAAGTGGTTATGATGTAACGAAAAAACTTGATCTGTGTCAACATATGACGCATATTGCGTGCGGTTATTTTTCGGCTCAGGTAAACAGAATGACGTTGTATCAAAAGATGTTGGTGTTCTACGCAATCATGGCCTCCATCTGCGCATTAATCACCTGGTTCCTGTCTAAAGATCGTAAACGTATTCGCCTGTTGAGCGCATTCCTGGTGGGTTCCACCTGGCCGATGAGCTTTCCTGTTGCCCTGTTGATCTCTCTTTTCTGAAGCACGCTTCCAGAATCGGCATCCAGCCATAGCATTCCATACATTGAGGCTGTATAAATATACAGTCCGTTATACATGGAGTGCTT